GTACCATTTCAGATCCCTAGAAAAAAGCCCACCGGCCCCCGAAGGGGCCGGCAGACACCCAAGACCCTCGCGCGTTAGCGCGATTGGGTACTCTGGTTAGCCAATCTGAGAACAGACGTTCACGACAACTGCCGCTGCTGACGTAGTGCCATTAGCAATCGTAGCACGGGCAATCACGTTAGCGGCAGAGTGCATGCCAATGGTGTCCGAGCCAAAAGTCGCCAGAGCAAGAGCGCCAGCAGTGGCACTCGAGCAAAGAAGACTTCCCACAAGGTGTGCTTCGCTCGCCTTAACGAGGCACTCACACGGGCCGCCAATAATGAGCCAGAACAAATCTTTATCGGCAATGCCTGTGGTAAGCAGGGTGCCGGTAAGTTCTGGATCGCCAATACCGCCGACCTGATTCACAGCACTGCACTGGCCATCAACCGCACCCATAAACTTTCGGGTGCTGGTTGGTGTCAGGTCAATTTTCAGGCACTTCTTGGCAACGACAAGATTGCCACCAGACCTGTTGCGAACAACCATCGCACGGATCTGTTGGCCGCTACGGCGGCTTTTGCCACCGCGTAATGCGGGTGAAGCGTCAACGTCGGGGAACTCATAGATAGCGCCTTCCCAATGTCCATTGGTCTCGTTGCTATCATCGTCAGTCCCCGAGAGCGATTCGCCCAATCCAAAAGGAGGATCAACATACTTCATTTTCTTTTCCTTTCAAGAAAAGGGGGCTAAGCAAGCGCGGCCAACTTGAAGAAATTCCTCGGTGAGGAAAACTTCATGTTGGAGAGCGTACTAACAACGGCATTAAACGACTGGGAGTGGATGTCGTATTCCGGCCCCTCACTGCGAAGCAGGGAGCTATCCATCGACTTCAACTCGATATTGTCGTAATTAAGACCATATCCAACTCCGGTTGGAACTGCTGCTTCCCAGCTGACTTCGATGCCGTCGAAGTTCAAGACGTTCTTGAAACCCAGGGCGCGAAGGCTATGCTCGCTGGTAATTGCAATCCGCTCGTTTACGTCGAACAGATTCAACAGATCCATATAAAGGTCTCTTGCCAACATGACGTTGGTAATCTGACCATTCTTCGAGGTATTGCGCTGCGCGTTGATAATCGCGTAACGCATTGCCTGGTCACCCTGCGTGGCAAACGTAACGCCAGTGGCGGGCAGGTCGGCATGCGTGGTCGTGTAGTTCACGATCAGGGGACTCCAGAAATCGTATTCTGGATCTGCAATGCCGTCAGGCCAGTACGCGCCAGACTCGTTCTCGCCACCATAGTTACCAAGAACGGTACTAAGGCCAGCATAGGTGGTGGAAGGCCAAGCAACGATATCGGCAGCATCTACCGTATCGTTTCTGAGGCCATCGGCTGCACCCAGGCTACCGTCAGTGGTAAACAGAGACTCAAGGCCATGCCAAGAATTCTCATTACCAGTGGCTTCTCCATCGACGAAGTATTCGCCACCAAGCCCCTCGGTAATTGAAGTCTCAAGGCGTTCGACAAAATTCTCGAATACCTTGATGACGCCTTCTTCGCCACGGTTCGACCGGAATTCACGGTAATACATCGAATCGGTAACTTGGTAGCCCCGATAGTGAAGATTAGCCGTTTTCCAGAGGTTCCTTCGAGCGAAGTTTCTCTGCGTTTCACCGGTGTTGCCTTCGACCTTATGCAACCTGTACTGCACAGGCCAGTCAAAGCCTTCACCAGAATTGTTAAAGTTTACACGACCAGCTGATTCCAACAGCGCACCTAGCTGGTAGTTGCGGAGCATGACCTCCTCAACATCCCGAATATGCTTGGCGAGCGTGGTGGCAGCGGTACGCGAAAACGCGACCGGATTAAAGCCTTTATAAGCCACGATCATTTCCTTTCAAAAGGGTTAAAACAAACCGTCCGACAGCGCTTGCTGCCGTAATTTTTCACCCACACTGGAGCGTGGGTTCTGCGAGTAAGGATTGGGGTTTTCCGCAGGGGCTACGCTGCCCTCACGGTTCGGGATATGCCCCGCTCCTCTTTGCAGATGCTGCATATTCCGCTGCTGATTAGCATCAGAATATTGCTGCGCCTGCTGCTGCTGTTGGAGCACTCCTGTGGCAATTCGGCCAGCCATCATCTGTGTGGCTGTTGACCATAGATGCTCCGGGTTAGTCATTCCGCTTTGGCGTAGGTTATTCACATAGCCAATCACTTCCTGACCTTCCGGGGTTAAAACCAGCTGACCATTATAGTCACGAGCTTGGCCACCTTGTCCATCGCTCTGATAAACCCAATCGGCGTTTCGCTGGTTTATATCTGCTACCTTCTGCTGCGTTCTCTGACCATCTTGTCTTTCGGAGAATTCATCAAGAAGCTGCCCGTACCGATCAACAAATAGCTTGTCGAATTCCTGCTCGATGATCTGGGGAAGAACTTCCTGTGGATTCCTGGCGAGATTCTGTGCCCAATCTTCATGGTAGTTGACGTATTTATCTGCGGCCTGAACGACCTCTGAGGGGGTTCCGTATTTCCATCCCCAATCCCACTGTCCTGTCTGTGTATTTTGATGCTGCTCTCGCCATTGGGAGATATCATCCTGGTTAAGTTCTGGAGGACTCCACCAGTGCTCGGGTTCGGCCTGCTGCTCCTCGGTAAGACCTGTAGCCCAATTCTGAAATCTTGGATCTTGTACCAACTGCTGGAAATGCTGCCCATACTGGGCCTGCTGTTGCATTTGCTGCATCTGCTGTTGGTACTGCTGTTGCTGCTGTTGCTGTTGCTGCTGCTGGTTTTCGTGATACTGCTGCCACTGTTGGTTGTGTTCGTATGCTTGCTGGTAGGAATCGAGAAGAATGTTTTGAGCGTCTGTGCTGTCATTAACATCAAAGCCCAGCTCGTTGACGCGAGAAGCAAAGCCATCGTCAACAACATCACCAAAAACACCGCCCCAGTTCTCATCTGGCTCCGCAACAGCTACGTCTGCCTCGGGCGCATCGTATTCGACTTGAGACTCCTCAACTGGAGCCTCTTCAATAACATCTTCTTGATATTCTTCTGCCATAATTTCTCTCCAGGGTCTTGGGGTTTCCTATAGAGTAAAAACAACTAGCCCTCCTTGGCAACACCATTTTTCTTAGTCCACCAAAGAAGTAGGTGGAGTACGAAGCCAATGAGGCCAATCTCCTCAAGTCCGAGTACATCCTGTACATGCGCACAGGTGCTACAGAAGTCCTTCTGGGAACTTCCCCGCAGCACAATGCGGCTTCGCTCACCGCGCTTAATGAATCGCCTTACCACGCTTGGTTCTCCTATAATGAATGATGTCCAGGGAGGGACTCATGATTCTACTGCTGATTATGTCAGTTGGTATCGATCCCGTCATTGAAGATCGGGTTGATGTTATCGAGATTAACACCACATACCGAGAGACTGGTGAGGCTCTCATTAAGCAATACTGCTTCTGGAGACTCACACGACACGGTTACAGATGTGACGACTGGAGGATGTTCCCTGCTCATGGGCCACTGCCACGAAAAATGAAAGGGAGATACATCCTCTTTTTCTACGACAAAAGGTATGGCGTAGTACGAAAAATAATCGCCACGTCGTTTAATGTCACGCATACTTATTCTGATCCCGAGAGGGACAACGCAAAAAAGTTCGACCCGTCCATGAGGCAAAGACTAACAGAACCCTAAAAAGCATTCCACCACTTTGCCATCTTCCAAATTAGCATACTCGACAGCAGGGCGACTGATGACAGGCACCAGATAGCAAGCAGGTAGATACAAGCCGTGCATAAGTCTTTGGTTTTCATCCTTGAAATCCTTATCCAACCTTCCCCCAGCACCATGCGGCGTCCCTAACGTCTGCAAATCCAATCATCCGTCGCTCGCCTGGGAAAAGGACAAAGGTGGGGCAAGTGGGGATGCTCTTTCCGAATCCGAACTGATGTGCATACGGGCTGGATATCTGGTAGCTACCCGGTCTGGCGGCGTACCTTTTCTTTCCGTGTCGTATGAACATCTCTATGGCCGCCTCGTGGTGGTGACCGATAACTCCAATATCAAAAATCTCGTCATTGTTCTCGTAGAATCGCTTGACCACATGGGTCTGGTTCAAGGAACTGTTAAATCGTCCAGCCTGGTGCCGGACTACCATCTTGTATTCCTCGCCGCCGACAGTAACGGCGAGCCGCGCCTCTGCTGGGGCGTAGCACACCTTTCGCTTCTCAGCCAGCTTGGAGAGGTAGTCAATGCCGCCGATCTGCGCCGTCCATGCATCATGGTTTCCAGAGATGATGGCGAGGATCTTGTCTCCAAATAGTTGCAGGTAGTAATCAAACAATCTCCATTGTTCATCTGGGTTGCTCGAGGCGTGTATCATTGCTGATCTGTGCTTGAGGTGGTTATCCACCCCATCGCCACAGAACACCGCGTAGAACCCCGGAGTATTTCGGATCAACTCTGCATCCTCACGCATCCGCTTGAAGTCACAGGCAGTTCCGGGGGCGATATGCTGGTCGGAGACACAGCAAATGGCTATTGGGCCATCAGGAAAGTTGACATCGAAGCGGCCCTGCTTGGTCGCCCTCTCGATCTTTTTCTTGCCACTTTCCTCCGCCCTGCTCCATTCATCCTCTCCGTCCCAGTCATCATCCCATTCGGGTGCTACTGAGTGTTGCTTGTAATCATCTATCTTCTTTTCAAGTTCCTCTATCTCATATTTGAGCGCTACATTCTCGTAGTCGTGGACAGCTTCCTTAATTTCCTCAGATGGCGGCGCCTTCCGTGCCATCGCCTTAATTTTGAGCCTCACAGAGTCATACGATCGCCCCATTGTCTTGGCGATGTCGATTAACTCAGTATTTTGTTTCTGAAGTTCTACTAGCTGCGTAACCTCTGCTTCTACCCAATAAGCCATAATCCCTCCAATGATTTAGACTGGGACGCATACCACGATTATATCTTGTACACCAAAACGGACGCTATGGAGAATAACCACGCCAATACACTTGATGGGCTTCACTAAAAAGTATACCCTTGTTTAGTAGCCTCCTTTAAGGCCGGTGGCCTCGTCCTTGCTCAGGGGATGTGTCCTCACCCCCTTGGAACCACACCGAGGTCACCGGCTTAGAGGCTAAGTTCCGCTGTGGCGGCTCAGCAAACCGACCAAAGCACGAGGACAGGGACTGAAATGTGGTTCCGCCAGCGCAATAAGAGAGCAATCGCTCGATGGGCTAAAGAACTGCCGGGGGTGAGCCACCGGCCTAATTTGGCAAGTTTTTCCAAATTGGCTTGGGCGTGGGGTTAACCATTACCGCACTTGGGAGTGTACCCCGGTTCTGTGCATCTTAAAATATGTACGGAAGCCTGAACCACGCCGGATTTTTAATCCGGTAGGTAATGTTCTGAGCCAGTATGCGCCATGACAAAGAAATACTACGTCCTGGTCAATGAGTATCCCGCTGGGCCGATGCGTGGAGATATCTTGGTTTGGGAGGGAGAGCTTTGGAATTCTTCAAAGGATAGCAAAGGGCCAGTGCTGGTGACGAGGTACGTCTGGGACTTTGATGGATTCTACTTTCTCACACCAAGGGACGATCTCGTCGAATTCGTAAGTGAAAAAGAATTAGAAGACCCCGATAGGAGTCACGACGATCCAGTCGGTTTCAGGAAGATCTGGAATATACCTAACCATGTCTAAGGTTGAAAAACCATTTCGTCTACGGTATATTTCTAATGCCGGTCGTGGTGGATGAAGCCTGCTTTCGGGGCCGTGAATTCCGCTGGTTGATATGGTTAGCTGCCATAGGTGAATTATGGGTAGGGCAGGGCCAGGATACATGATGGTTTCTGACCGCCGGGTAAGGGGGCAGTATCTCCCCATCTCGGAAAGGACTTCGGGTGGGGAATCCGAGGACAATCGGCATGATTGAAAATTGTCCTAGATGCGGCTCTGACAGCATTGTCCATGTGACAAATACCCTCGGAGTCAAGGATTCGTACTTATGCCTCTCCTGCCACTCTGAGGCCCCCAAGCATTATTCTCAGGGCAAACTAATGCCATGGGATGTAATACTTGACTGGGAGTTGGATTTCTGGGCAGGCAATGCGGTAAAATATATTTGTCGCGCAGGGAAGAAGCCTGGCGAGGATGCCATCGATGACTACGACAAGGCGATTCACTATCTCAGGGAGTGCATCCGGCAATGCAAGATGACAAAGAATTCGAGCGACGAATAGCTCAGAACATGCTGGACGCCACCGATATCATAGAAAATACCCTACTCGAGGTAGGGAATAAATTCAGTGTAGCCCACATAGAGGGCTGGCAGGATTACCATCTAGCTCATGTCAGCCAGAAGCGGGTCACTAAGATTCTCCAGCGCATTGCAGACATGCTCGAGGACTAGTCGAAAATTTCGAGCAGGTAGCTCCTCGTCGCTGTCGGTGACGGCTTGATAGTCGCAAGGCTGGGGCACTCAAAGAAGGCCTGGGACAC